AGGTACAAGTGATCTCACTATTCGTAGAAACACATCAATTTCAACCCCAAAATCGGGCGCAGGGTCTAATGTGCCTTACTAATTTTTAACTATAGGAAAAATAAAACAGACATGGACGTAACTAATATTAACTTGAGTCAAGCAAGCCCTTCTGAAAGTTATTGGGATGGCAATGGAAACGGCACTTTAGATGCTTCTTCTACTCCTCCAATAAACGCTCTACGTGGCGGTACATATTGTTTTCTCGCAAGTGGGTCTATTCCTGCTTCTGGCTGCACTCTTACTTTGCAACACAAAGTTGGAGCAAACTATGTAGATATTGGAGATGACGCAGTACTCACTGGCCCAGGAGGTTGTGTGTTTACTACATC